CTTGCAGCCAGTGCTTTCCTTTTTGCAGTCTCTCTTCCAATCTTCTTCCTATTTTCTTTTGCTTTATTTATTGCAGAATCAAGCTTAGACCTAGGCTTCATGGCAGATTCCATTCCTTCGAAACCTTCCCTCGTTGCCTTCCTCGTTGCCGCAGCAGCTTTCCTTTTTGCCGTCTCTCTTCCAATCCTCTCTCTATTTTCTTTTGCTTTCTCTGCTGCAACAGTTTTTTTCATCCCTTTAGATTTACTAGCATCGGTTGTCTTAAAATATCCCTTTAGTTGCACTTTCTCTTTTGCCTTCGTTGCAGCATCACGGGATGTATGTTCAGATACTACACTCCACATCTTACCGTCCATCTGCCGAAGTCTCGCTAGTCGACCTGGTAGAACAACGGTGGTAGCGCCAGTTTTGGAGTTTTTAACTACGATGTATCGTCTTGCCATTTTTGAGTTCCTTTAATATCCGAATGTTTCGTTTCCAGGGATAAATATTTGACGAGCATTTCTGCCTAAGTCTGAATAATAAGAAGGCCCTATAGGGCGGCTCATGCAGCCATACCGTAATGCATCATATGCATGGTCTTCTGCTTTGGTATCCACATCTTCTGGATTTCGATCATCCAGAGGTAATGCGGGGAGGGTTCTGATTAGGTTTCTACAGGAGGAGAATACCTTCATGTTTGGAGAAAGAGTTTCTGAATTAACAGACAACCTCTTATGGATTTCTAATTTACCACTTATGCGGCTTTTAGGGGAACGATCAGAGGGTCGCCATTTGCATCCTTCCCGTATCATTGCTTCTGCAATTGAAGGACCAACATCTCCTCGTTTAGCCCAAGTTGAGGAATCTAGTACTCCGTAAGATATGTACTCACCCTCCTCCATTGACAAAACCGTCTGAGCAAATATATCAGCGGTTAGTTTTGTTGCGTATAACTCTCGATATACCCAGAGAGTGTCATCATAATCTACAGCAATCCATAACACACATGCAGGAGAAGAATAGCCCCAATCGCAAGTTCTAAATCTAACCCAAGTGTTCGGTATCTCAAATGGAGTAACGACATGAACATCTTTGTTAAACTCTGGAAATGCTGCTGAATCAAAAGCATTCCAATCTCCCTCCAAGAACTGCCTACGCTGTATTTCTGGTAATGATGCCAACATTATGAGATAATCATCCGTCTGCATCAGGTAAGGATTATCTTGTAGTTTGGCAGGAATGAAACGCCTGGAGATACTCTTCGTACCTACGGGAGTTTCAATAGTTACTTCAAAAGGCTTCCCTGGGTCTGTAGGATCAACGAACATCTCCTTGACCCAATGTGATCCAATGTTACCTGGATTTCCCGTTGCTCGTAAGTACACAGGAATTTCTGGATCGACTGACCGGAGAGACGAACGGAGGAAATTGTAGACTTCAGGGGATGGATACTGGGGTAATTCATCAATACCGATCCATGTGTATGATTGCCCCTGGTATCGTAATGCATCCCCCAAAGATTCAGCATAACCAAACTCAACTCTCGCCCCAGAAGGAAACCTCCACTCCTTCTCTTGTTCTCTCCACTTGGCACCGGGGAATGCCTTTGCATATAACTTCAGGGAATGATTGATCATATCCCGTAACTCTGGCATTGTCCTACGAATAAGCAATGCCCTGTGCATCGACTTGTGGCAATACCTTAAGGGGTCAACAAGCATGGCGTAAGACTTGCCACCACCTCTAGCACCTCCGTAGAATACTTCCCTCTCACTTGCCGCAAGAAAGTCCGTTTGAGGACCATCATTGGGAACAAATATTATATCCTGATCTTTTACAAATTCCTGAATGCTTGGGGGTAACTTACTTATATCATTAGGGGTTACAATATTGGATTCATTGTTATCAAATTTTGTTATGTTATTTTTTGCGCCAGTGTATGATTTCTTGGCCGCTTTAAATTTACCCCTTGCCTTTTCAACATTATCTTTTTTAGACTTAAGGTTTCTTTTTACCGATCTCTTAGCTTTTGTCTCTATGCTTAAGGCTGGACTTTTACCTTTGGCGTTTTTTCGCGGCCTTCCTCCCGGCTTGGATTTGGGTTTAGGAGGAGCTACCACGCCCGATTCAGAACCTTCCTTAATCCCATTGTCGATATTGGTCTTCCTGTTGTCTTGTGCAGCCACTCTGATACTTCCTTATATGAACAGTTTTCTATGTATTCCTTGGCCTTCTCAATAGCATTTAATTCTTCTGGAACACTTACGATGTAATCTGAATCATCTTCATTTAATTTATAACCATACGGGATTGTCCTAGCCTTACGCTTTCTTATAGACACTTCTGCTGTTGCCACTTCCTCTTGCATAATTTTTCTTTCTGTTTTGTTTTCTATCCAATTCCCGTTGTCCTGGGGTCATCTTACCTCTTTTTACTCCCTTGCGAGTAGGCTTCGTACTCTTCTTTTTTAAATTTCCACTTTTCTGTAAGGCAGATATAGCTATGGGATACGCAGAACTTTTATCATGGCCTTTTGCCTTTAACTGGTATAGTAGCCTTTCAAGTATAGCAGGTTTATCTGTACTCATTTTCAGCAGGACGGACGCCCCCTCCATTTGCATAGCCTTTTACCGTATCGCCTTTTCTTTTCTTAGATGTCCTGGCTTTTTGCCTTTCTTGCCATGCCTTAAGAGCTTTAAGGTATTGTCCACTACCAACTGTTGCTTGGACACCATCCTTAGTAAAGGTTGGCCTAGAATTTGGCCCACTTTTTTTCCACTCTCCGCTGTTATCTACTTTGGGCACACTAGAAGATTCGTCTTCCCCCCAAGATAAAGGATTCCACCAAGCCATTTTAAATTCCTCTCTGTGGGGAACGAACGCCCCCTCCCCGTGCGTATTGTTTTACCATATCACCCTTTCTTTTAGGGGATTTTTCATTGTACGCACGCGCACCTGTGAACCCTGCTATTCCCGCACCACCAACGTAGGGTGCGGCATCTGCAACCTTAGAAGGAATCTTGGGTATGGTAGTCTCGCCACGCTTCGCAGCTTTAACTTCTTCCTTGAGGGCTTTACGAACAGCCTGTGCCCCCTCTTTTGTCTTACTTACACTTCCCTTTAATGCTTGATTCTTTAACGCCTTGGTTGTTAATTTCTTTATGACCCAAGTACCGGCCTTAAAAAAAATCCCCCACATATCTCTGTATCCTTGTACTTAAACCTTCGCAGGGAGAATGAATAATCCCCCTAACGATTGCAAATTAATATCGACTTTCTCTTTCTTAACCACGCCTACACGGTTAAGGATTTCCTTCGCAGCATCCATTCTGGTATTGATACCTGGAGTAGACCCATCCGCTTCCAGACCACTAATAAGCTGAAAGGCAGCTTGAGGAGAATACAGCGCAAGGACATTCTCTGCCTGATCAATAATCTCATTCTTGAGAGAAGAGATAACGGTGGGGAAAGAAGAGGGAGCGTAACCCGCAAGTTCACCGGCGATTCGTGGATTGCCTTGGGCATCTCCAAAAAGAGCATCTAGGAAGGCGGATTGACGCTCAGTTAGCTCCCTCTTCTTACTCTGTGTCTGGGGTAGTAAATTCATATCTACAGCCTGAATTGCTGAAAGTAGTCCTGAATAGTTGGGATATATCCGCCATTCATTTTTTGCTTATAGCCGAAATCATCTTGGGGCTGGGGCTGTACCACCTGACAATTACAAGTTTCTGTAGAGCAATTCTCACAGTTGCAATCATCGGGGCAATCTTCACAATTACAGTTCTTGCATGTCATGATTTTTTGGTTCCTCTCCGTACACTTCTCTTTTTGTTATCTGATCTGTTCTTATACACGGAAGTTACAACAAGGTTGGAATAGGATTTATTAAGAGTATTATGGTCCTTATGATGGACATCCCCTTTTAGTCCTTTTTCACCTACTTTCTTCCGCCTACCCCATTTCCTTTTCTGGACCTTAAATCGGGATAAGTCTCTACCAACCCGTTTTTTTATATTTTCTTTTTTACCGTGGTAGTCACGATATTCTTTTTTATAGTCCCGTTTACGGCCTTTCTTAGGAGTAGCCATTATTTCTTACGATTGTAAGCGGGCGATACACACATATTTGAATAGGATTTTGCTATAGACCCTCCGCCCCTCATCTTAATTTTACCACCTTTTCGGGCCAACGCACGGGGAGGTTTCTGAGGCATTACTGGAGGAGCCATTCCTGGTTTTGGTGCTGGGGCTTTAGGCTTTGCTCCTGCAACATCTAATTCTTTCTTTTTAAGGGCAATCTCTTTCAATTCTGTATCTTTGACAGCAAGAGGATTCTGCTTCTTTTGAGGAGCTACTCCCTTACCAACTCCAGCCCTAACCCCTGCTGTATTCCCAGCCCCCTGAGGGGTTGGGCCTGTAGAGCCTACAGGAGGGAGGAGACCCCCTAAGTTATACTTCTGTACTGGAGGAGTTTTAGGGTTTGGCATATTCTTTCCTTTTGTGGTAGCCTTATCATGGAATCCTGCTGGAGCTTCTGGAGCTTCTTTTTTCCTATTGGTACTTAATCGAACACCTTTACGCATGTTAATTACAGCATCTAGAGCAGCCTTTATAAAACTCTCTCTACTGGCATCCGCACCTGCAATGAGTTTCCGTCTTAGTGCTTCACCATATTTATTGTTATTTTCGTCTATAGCATCCTCTTCACTTTGCTTATAGACCCTCTTCCCTTCTGGGGAGAACTTACTGAGCCATTCCCTCTCAGATTTAAGTAGAGGCTGTTCCCGTTTGTTAGCTCCCCAAAGAGCAATATCCTTACCTAGCGTACTGAGATAACCTTCAGGGTTTTCAAATTCTGATTCAAAGGCATACTCCTGGGGTATGCTTTTAGTTTTTCCTGATACTAAGAATCCCCCTAAAAGCATGTGTCTATAGGTATCTTTCCGGTCATCTTCCCATCCATGTTGGTCGCCGTATTTCTCAGAAATACTTTCTGCAAGCGTAACCTCATCGTTTACACCTAGTGCATGAGTTACAACTCCCTCCCCCCATTTCCGATAATCAACCACTACAGACTATCCTCTAGCTCCTTGAGATTTTTTAGTTTTTATCATTGCCGATATAACTTGGTATCCAGGGTCACTCGTCCCTGCCCCCTGACCTACAGCAGTACGTAATTTCATAAGTTCACCAATAGGCAGTTTTTCAAAGGTGGCGATATCAGAAATAGTTAAGCTGGTTTTACTTACCGTAGTCCCAGTTCTCATAGGAACTCCCCCTCCCTTACGCATTACAGGAGAACGGGTATAATTATTGTATCGTTTTTTCATAGGGGGGGTTCTCAAAATATTAAAGTATAGGCCCTACATCGTGCTGCCTAGTTTTTATAACTGTTATGTGTGTGCAATATTGATATAATAGTAGCCTATAATATATAGTATAACGTCCCTCAAAAATTTGTCAAGTCTTTTTTTTCTGTGGATGTAACTTTCTTTGAATAACCTTGAAAAACTGCTAAAAAATAAATAAAAAAAGTATTCATTTTAGGCAGTTTTAAAGGGACAAATAAAAAAAATTTACATTTGTGCATTTTTTACTTGACAAATTTTTGAGAGGGTGTATAATGGTAATAACCCCTTAAGGAAAGTCTATACCCCCCCTTAAGGTATCCTTATAATACCGCCAGGAATACCCCCCTTAAGGTATCCTTATAATACCGCCAGGAATAATATGAGGTAAGGCTTTGGTATATATCGATAAAAGTGGTTTTTATTGAATTTTTAATTTTACACAGGAGTACGTAATAGTACTACCAGTGGGGGTGGGGTGGCCCTAGCCTGGGGGGTGGCACGGGCACGGTCAGGGGTTGAAATTCGTTCGTCGTGTACTATCGACACCAAATTTCTCTGCGAGGCTAAGGAGTTCACAAGGTGTGAACGAAGACTTTTTGAAAGAA